GTTAAAAATCCTATAATTTTCTTAATATCCATTTTCATTTTAAACTCTCTTTACTTCTTTACATATAAACTTAGTTGCTATTCTATTATCATTAATAAAGCTATCTTCTTGTGCAATGATTAATTCTCTAGATACTTCAAATGCAGCAATCGTACATTCTTTCCATGAGTTATATTCTTGTTTTATTTCTACTGGAGATAAGCATTGATCATTTATAAAGGAACATAAAAATATTATTAATATAAACTTCATCCAGGGGGTCCTCCAAATATAGCAAGAAGACACATCATTATAATTAATATTGCTGTAAATGTATAATTCATCCTGGCGCTCTCCACTATTGACATGATAAACATTCCTCGTATTCAATCTCTTCTTTAGCGGTGTGCTCACATTTTTTACAAGAACATATATCCATTAATGGAGTATAATGTTTAGCATCTATCTTAACTGATTCACAATGACATTGATGTTCACAATTCTTACATTTTACAAACATTTAATTATCTCCAAAACTCCCACCATCTTTTTTTTACAATGGCATTCTGTCTCACAATGTAAACAAATTTTTGTATTCATCTGATTATTTTATCAGAAAATGTATTTAAGAAGTAGTGTTTTATTATTTTATTTCGCCCCAATTTGGGCCAGATTCATAGTCTACTTTATTAGGTACTTCTAATTCTACTGCATGTATCATAATCTTTTTTATCTTTTCAGCTTGTTCTCCATCTTTTAATTCCACAGAAAAGTCTAATTCATCATGAATTTGTATATGAGCCAATAAACCTTCTTTATATAATTCTACCATAGCTTTCTTTGTCATATCCGCAGCACTACCTTGAATTAATTTATTTAAAGCTTTGTAAGTAAAGGCTCTTCTGGTTGGATTATTATGCCAATAATTTTTTTTATCTTTACCATCTTTATCTTTAATAATATTATTTTCAAAATCTTTTAACACTGGTCCCATATCTTGAAGTTCTTTCATACGTACCTCATCTTCTGCTGGTACATAAGTCCCCCAATCATCTCCCCTAAGGATAGGCTCATATTTAGGAAATCTACAACGCCTTCCAAGTATAGTTTTAATTACACCTTTTTCAGCTGCTTTATTCATAGCTTTATTTGTAAGTTGTTTTACAAAAGGAGCATTTTCATGATATTTTTTAAATAATTCTTCAGCTTTATCTTTTGTTAAATCTAATTCATGCATAAGTTTAGCTTTACCCATACCATAGAAAAGACCTAAATTAATTACTTTAGCTTGTGATCTAGGTATCTCTGCCATCTCTGCTACAATTTGGTGAAAGTCTGTATTAGGATCATTCTCATATGAGTCTGCAATCTTATTAACTGAAGGTAATTCAAATTGTAATGAGTAATGTGCAACAAGTCTTGGTTCCTGTTGCGAGTAGTCAAACGCACCCCACTTGCAACCTTCTTCTGGAAGAAATAAAGATCTAATTAAAGGTCCTGTTTCAGGATCCTTAGCAGGTATCTGCTGTAAGTTAGGGTTAGAATAAGAGAATCTTCCTGTAACGGTTCCTCCATCATCGGATCTAATTTGATTTATGTCCGCATGAATACGTCCTTTATGTTCATGTTTAATAATTGAATCAATAAAAGTTGTTCTAACCTTGTTTATTTTTCTAGCTTCTGCTATCATCTTAACTACAGGATGTGTATGATTAACAAGAAAGTTTTTAGTAAATGATGGCTCACCGGATTTCTCAGTTTTGGAATACTTTAAATTTAATTTATCAAAAAGTGGTGCTATTGTTCTTGCAGCCATTAGTTGAATATCTATTCCTGTTTCTATTTTTATTTGGTGGATTATGTTTTCTTCTTTTAATGCTAATGCTGTCTTCAATATATGAGCTTTCTCAACGTCTACCCTTACTCCGTAAAACCTCATGTCGACTAGACAAGGAAACAACTCCGTCTCAAGATTAAAAATATTTTGAAGATCTTGTTCTTTAATTATTTCTTTTAATTTTTGCCAAAGTTCCAAAGTCAAAACTGCATCTTGTTCTGCGTAAGAACCTACTTCCATAGCAGGCATTCTCCACATCTCTGCTTTAGGATCTAATCCTCTTTCTTTAGCTGCTTTGTTTAATATTTTTTCATCTTTACCTTTACTAATATATTTCCAAGACATTGAATTTAAAGTATATGAGAATCTATTTTCATCAATTAATGATGCAGCAATCATAGTATCTACGATTAAACCATTGATTTTTATACCTAAATTACGTATCCAGGATACGTCATACATTGCATTATGAAATATTTTTGTACCTGAAGTTGCACAAACATGTGTAAACCATTCTAAAACTTTTTTTCTTTCCATGTTAGGTCCTTCTTCATGGGCTATTGGATAATAACCTTTCCAACCTTCTACAGCAACAGCTATACCTACAACTTCACCATTACCTATTATGGCCCCTGAGCCCTTACTCTTTAAATCTGGATCTCTTGTTTCTAAATCAATAGCAATTTCTTTATGCTTAGATAAATCTGGGTATTCTTTTGGTTGTAGCCACTCAGTTTGGGGTAGTATCATTTTTTACCTTTATCATTTGTTTTATAATAGTTGTGTATGGATTTAATTCTAAATCTTTTAACATACAATTTGTAAGTAATAGAAAAATTATTAAATATTTCATTCATAGTCTTTATCATCTTCACTTCTTTTAGAGTGAGATACCTCGTAGAATGCTTCACATTCAGGACATGAATAATTACTCACAATTAAATAATCTGATTCACCCACAACATCTTCAGCATCAAAATCATTTCCCCAAATTACTTCTTCTCCGCAAATAAAACAATTCATTATTTTTTCCTTTTTGTATCTTTCATTTTTAAAATTTCTAATTCACAATAATGAATTACTTTTTCTAAATCCTGTATTCCATTTTTATTCATATAGCGACAGACATATTTTATAACACAGCCTTGAAAAAAAGAAAGGTTGTTTTTGGAGATAAATTCATAAGGTTGAATATGAAAATTTTTATAATGTGATCCACCAATTTGTTTATCTTGTGGAAATGTATCGTGAAATATATCTTTATTTGTCATAGTTGGTATCCTTTTCTTTTTATTTTAGCTTTTAATTTATATAGGTTATTTCTTGCTCTAGTGGTTCCTACGTACCAAACTCTATGTTCTTCGTCTTGTTTGTTCTGACTCTTTTTAATTGCTTTAAGAATCTTATCTCCCATATCTAAACATAGAATTACATTATCTTCTTCTCCACCTTTGGCTGCATGTATGGTGGATAGCCATATTCTTGCAGGCTCATCTAAATTTTCTCCATTGTCTAACATATTTTTTATGTACAATTTTTCTTTTTCACTTGCTAATGTAAATGCTTCATACCAACCAATCCTAGAATCCCATTTAGGATTTTCTATATATTCATTTATATCTTTTATAACTTTGTCTTCTAATATTTTTCCTTTAGTCCATAATTCATAATTCATTGCTGCTTTGTATAAAAATACTTTAAAACTCTTTCCTTTATTAGTTTCAAAGAATAAATTTTTCTTTCTAAGTTCTTCATCTACTTTCATAAGCCTGGATATAGTTCTAGATAAGATTAACCATTTTTCTTTAGTTAAATCCACTTGACCTAAGTTAGCTATTTCAGTTGATTCTCCAATGAAATCACGAGGATAATAGTTTTTCTGCTTCCTAATACCCATAATTCTCTCAATAGGCTTCTGTGACTCTTCCTGAACCCGTAAAGATATCCTTTTTGAGTACATTAAAACTCTTTCTTTTGCAGGTTCTTGTATAAATCTATCTACATCCGCACCAGCCCAGGCAAAGATAGCTTGGTCATCATCACCTGCTAGGTACATATCATCTGTTTTTGTCTTTAATACATCAAACAATTTCCATTGTAGAGGTGATAAATCTTGAGCCTCATCTATAAATACAGCTTTAAAAGTTGGAAAATCTGGGTCATCTTTTTTCTTAATAGTTAAATCTACAATATCATTAAAATCATATAGTTTTTTTTTATCTTTATAATTTTTTAGATTATTATTAATATATTTTAAAGTAGCCCATTTAATATCTTTACTATTATGTTCATTTAAATCGTACTCTTCTTCTATTGTTGTACATCTATTAATAGATTTGTGAATTATTTGAAAATAAGGATTGTCACAAGTTAAAAAATTCACCTCATTTTTATTATATTTATCTACATATTTAACTTTGATATTAATTTTTTTACCAAAGTTTTCATAATGAAAAGGCTGCATAATATCTTGTTCTTTTAATTTTAAAAAATGAAAACAAAATGCATGTAATGTTTGAAAGTAGGGTAAGTTCTTATCATCAGCAGGCATTCTTTTTTTAGCTTCACCTGCTGCTTTTCTACTGAAAGCAAAGTATCCTATCTTATGTAAGGGTACACCCATTCTGACATAAGCCTTAGCCCTACTAATTAGTTTATATGTTTTACCTGTTCCTGGAGGTCCATAGTATTTATAAATCATAAAATATGTTCTTCGTCCTTAAACTCTGCTGTTTCATAAACATCTTCATCTTTTTGAAAATATTTTAAAGGTATTCTTAAAGTCTTTAAAGGTGGAAATATTTTACCGTTTGCATCCTTACCTGGAAATCTTTTACTATGATCAAACTTAGCTTCTTCTTCTGGATTCTTACTTGGAAATAAATCCTTAATCATTAAAGAAGTTTTAGCGGAAGATTCTTTCCATTCAAAAGTTTTAATATCATCGTAGAATGAAGTGAATAAAAAATAGACATGATCATCATCTAATAAAGGTCTACCACTTTGAAATGAACTATATTGTTTTGCTGCAGGTTCATTAATATATCTATGTAAATGATTCATTAATACATCAGATGGATTTGTACCTTCTGCCGGCTCAAGAACATCTATTTTATTTCCTTCAAATAAAGATTTTATAATCTCATGAAAATCATTACCTTTTATTTGAGGAGGAACTACATGGGCTTGTTCCATTATTACTGCTCTTAATTCTTTTTGACTTTCAATCTTATGAATATTTTTGGCATGTACTTGCTTAGTTTCTCCATTTTCTTTTTCTATTGTAAAATACCATTCTGGTGTAGGTTTTATATTTAACTTCTGTAAAGCTGATAGCATAGGCCATCTAGGTTTATTATCAGATATAATTCCAAACTTTCTTTTTACACACACTGATCTAACACATACCGGAGCCAGTAAAGGGTCATTACAAGTATGTCCTTTAGTCTCTTTACTCCAACTCTTTACTTTTGCATTAACATGAACGTCTGTCCAGTTACTATCAAACTCAAAGTATTTTCTGGCTGCCTCTATAATTTTTTCTTGCCACTTATCTGGATATTTCTTTTTAGCAAAAACCATGTAGTTATATAAAAATCTATCTCTACCATCTTTCATTACTTCTTTAGTTAAAATTCCTAAACAAGGTGGGCCATCATCAAATTCTTTATTTCCACCTATTAACTCATCTTTAACTATTTGCTCATTAATTCCTTTTAACTGTTCTTTAGTTTGAGCATTTGCAATTATAACTTTTATAAACATATCTAAATCCATCTCTTCACCTGTTGGAAGTAAGGCTCTTCTAGATTTATCGTTATAAGGTAAGTTTAAAAAGTTACCATTTGTTTTGGCCCCATCAGCATTTTCTCCAAGGGTAGTTTGTTTAGGAAAAATTTCTGTATTAATAGGTAGTTTGAATAAAAATAAAATCTGTTCCAAAAATTCCCGTATATCTTTTGCCTTAACAAATTCAGTGGTGAACACATATAAATGTAGTCCACCACTTTTAGACAGGACAGGAATTATTGGGAGATTTTTCTCTTCAATAATTTTTAAATAAAAGTGTCTATCTATTGGATATTTATCCACATCAATAGCACCAAACCTTGCTTTACCCTCATCAGTACAAGGTTGAATTCCAATAGATTTATTTCCTTTTAAATGTTCTTCGTAATCTATTGTAGTAACAGGAATACCAGACCACTCGTGAGGGTATCTTTTCTTTCCTGTTTCCGAGTCTATATAACCTTCTTTGGTTTTACATACTCCATAATTTCTTTTTAAGCCTTCAAAATATTTTATATAATCTTTCATACAATCCTGTCAAAGTTTGTTTATTAAAAGGTGGCGAAAGTCTCCCTTCGCCACCCTCATTTGCAAATGTCCCAAAAAGGGATTAGATAATATCTTTTTTAGATTTATCAGCTTCAACCTTTTCATACTTAGGTTGAGTAGAACCTTTAGATACTTCTTCCTGTAACTTTTGACCTGCTTGGTATAACTCAGCATCTTGAGGGTTAGACACAACGTCCAACATCTTAACAAAAGAAGGCTTATATACATGCCAACTCTTATCACCCCAACTTTTAGGTGCTGTTTTTAAGTTAAACTTAGCTGTAAAAGATGCAGGTTGAAATGAACCTTTATCATCTACCATTCTTAAATTTGAAATTTTATCATTCAAATCTCTTCCTGGAGTTAAGTTAGAGGATCTCATAGGTATCACTGCAGATCTAGATCCATTTTCTAAAATAGCTATTACGTAGAAGTACATAGTTTTTTCTACATAATTACCATTAGCTAATCTATATCTACCGCCTTTTTCCTCCATAGCATCTGCTGGTGGATTAAGGTGCGTTCCTACTGGCGCTGCGGTACTATCTCCTCTTTCTTGCCATTCAGGGTACCTAGTTTGAAAGTGAGATACAATAATATCTAAACCTTTCTCGCCCTCGACTAACATACCAAAACTGGATGCATAAATCATTCCAGGTTTAGCACCATCGACGTATTTGGCACTTCTTGAATTGCATTCTGGAGATAATTGATGAAGGATTTTCAAGATTGGTGTTGACCTATCACTTGATTGCATCTCTTCAGTCCCTTTGCCAGAGTCTGCTCTTAGATTGATTGTTGACAATGCCCCTGCATCATCCTTTTTAACCATTGTACTTGCTGTACTCATATATATCCTATTGGGTTATCGTTTAATGTTACTTACTTTTTATCTTTGTTTGATTTCCATCAAACATCCAAAATAGATCAGCAGGAATTTCTTTACCTTTGGTATGAATTTCCTCCATCACTACTCTTAAAGTGGACGGGTGAACCTTCTCTTCTTGAGTAGGTTCATAGCCCTGTCCCTTTGCAAGGGTAGCATATTCTGCAGCCTTGGTTTCCTCGTCACAGCCAAATGATACTACAATATTATTTTTTATAATATCACCTAAGCCATTATCTCGAAGCCATTGTATGCACTCACCTTTTCTATCAGCTTTCATAGTGGTGCTGAAGACTTTTTTTACAGATAGTTCAGAACCATCTTGTAACTTTAAACTTTTTAGATTCATCTCTTCCATTAATTTTGGAATAACAAATGTACTAAAATGTTTTTCGTCTTCTTTTAGATCTTTAATTTTATCTTCGTTGGATGCTATCTGTCTTTGGATTGATATTAATTTTTCAACCTCTTCAGATAGTTTTTTAGGATCTATTATGTTGCTCTGATCCGGAGCATCTTCTCTTAAGTTAATTGACATATTATTTTTTCCTCGCTTTCATACCTATGTATATAGGAGCCTTATATTTTTTGTCAACCCTAGTTTAAAAAAATATTTATTTCTATTGGATAATATGTTTTTTCTTGTCTGTCCCATTTAAGAAGTTTGTACTTTCCATTAGTTATATCGGAAACTACAGAACATACGACACCAATAACGGCAGGATCACCAGATAATAGTAAGTAATCTTCATTTTTATAATCTTTTAGAAGAGTTCTAAGTTTTAATATTAATGGTCCTGGGGATAGTATAATTTGAGAATACATAGGTAATAGCGTCGTTATGTCGCCATACTTAGCAGCCCCCAATACGTTGTATTTAGGCTGTCCTGTTTCTCTATCTACAGGAATTTCCTGTGTTAAATATACTTTGCTCATTGACTTTTTATTTTAACCACCTATATATCATGTATAGAAAGAAAAGCAAATTATGAACTATAAGTTTAAAACAAAGCCTTTTGAGCATCAGCTTAAAGCACTAGAAGAGTCTTGGGACAAAGAAAACTTCGCCTATTTTATGGAGATGGGAACAGGTAAATCTAAAGTATTATTAGATAATGCCGCTATTCTTTATGATAAAGGTGAGATAAATGGTCTATTATTAATAGCACCTAAGGGTGTATATAAAAATTGGTATGACTCAGAAATCCCTATTCATTTACCTGATCATATAGAAAAGAAAGTAGTTCTTTGGAAAACTACAGATAAAACAGTTAAACAAAGAAAGATCTTAAATACTTTATTTGAAACTGGAACAGACCTTCATATTTTAATTATGAATGTGGAAACTTTTTCTACAGGTGAGGGTACAGCATTTGCAGCTAAATTTTTATCTTGTCATAAGACAATGATAGCAATTGATGAGTCTACAACTATTAAAACTCCAACATCAAATAGAACTAAAAATATTTTATCATTAAGAGAAGATGCAAAATACAGAAGAATTTTAACAGGCTCTCCTGTTACTAAATCTCCATTAGATTTATTTAGTCAATGTGCATTCCTTGATCCATGGCTCCTGGGGCATGATTCTTATTACACGTTTCGATCTAGATATGCCAACATGAGGAAGATAGAAGTTAATGGTAGAAGAATAGAAATTGTTACAGGCTACGTGAACCTTGGTGAACTATCTGAAAAGATAAAACCTTTCTCTAATAGAATACTAAAAGAAGATTGTTTAGATCTTCCAGAAAAAACTTTCGTTAAACATTATGTTGAGTTAACTAAAGAACAAAAAACTGTTTATCAACAGATGAAAAAAGAAGCGGTAGCATTTCTAGAAGGTAAGATACAATCTTCAGCAACCGTTATGACTCAACTAATGAGATTACATCAAATTACTTGTGGTCATTTTACTTCAGATGATGGTACTATAAAAGATTTACCATGTAGTAGGTTAAGTGAATTGATGAGTATATTAGAAAATATAGAAGGTAAAACTATTATCTGGTCACATTACACTCATGATGTAAGAAGAATAATTAAAGAAATTAAAAAAGTATATGGAGAAGATTCTGTTGTTGATTATTATGGTGCAACAGATACTGATGCAAGATCAGCTAATATTAAGAAATTTCAAACTGATGACAAATGTAGATTTTTTGTAGGAACTACACATACCGGTGGATATGGTATCACATTAACTGCAGGAAGTAATATGGTTTATTTCTCTAATGGTTATGATCTTGAGAAGAGACAACAGTCAGAAGCTAGAATTGACCGTATAGGCCAAACTAAAAAGATGACTTATATAGACATCATGGCCCAGGATACTATCGATGAAAGAATTGTTAAAGCTTTACGTAATAAAGTTAATATTGCAAATGCAATTATGGATGAAGATTTTAAAGAGTGGATTTAAAGCTTCTGTAAAAGCATAACAATTATTCCTGCCATACCTGCCAATAAAGTACCTGCACAAATTAATAATATTTTTTCAATTCTATTAATTTGAGTTTGTAAATTTCGTATATCTATTTGAGTTTGTTTCTGCATTATCCTACAAAGTTTTTCGTGTGATTCTATTTTAGCTAAAGCCAAATTTTTGCTCATTAGAATGTAACCCCCGCCACATTCAAACCCCGATAAGACAAGCCTATCAAACCGCCCAAATAATCCATTATGCTAAACCTCTTTGTCTTAATCTAATCATTTTTTCTTCTTGAGATAATAATGCGTTTTCGGTGTTAGTTAATCCTTCGTTTAAAGGATCTGTCGCTTGGGCCGTGACACTTGCCTGTATAACATTTTGGTCAGGCATTGGGGTATTTGGTAAAGGTGGTGTAGGTAATTTTTCTGATGTATCTATGTAATCTGAAAGATCAACCTGTTCATCAAAACTTTCCATTAAATTCATATTACTCATAGCGTTATCTAGTCTTTTTAAAACAGGAACAATACCTGTTATAGATTCTGTAAAAGCAGTAGATTCAACATGACCTCCTACTGCAAAATCATTTCTAAATTTTTGATCAAAACCTAATTGTCTAAGTTGAGATCTAATAGAATTTAAATCACTCTTAGAAGACAAATAAGGATTTTCAATATCTAAATTTCTTGCAATTTCTCTAAATTTATCTTCAATATCTTCAGAAGGAAAATAAGGAGTAAATCTTGAATTTATTAAAGAATAAAAAGCGTCATCACTTAACTGTCTTTCTTTAAATGAATTATTTAATTCATATCTTTCCACACCTAATTCTTGGGCAGCATTTAAATCTCTGTACATTTCTTGTTGAACTCCAAATCTGGCTTTGTTAGAAGCAATAAATCTTTTAATTACATCTTCTTCTTCAACAGGACCACCTTTTAATAATCCAAAAAAACCTCCTGTAAATTCTTTTCTAGCATTCCTAATACCTGATTGATAATTAGCAATTTTAAAATTCATGGTTCTTAAAGGATCAACTTTAATAGGTCTCATACCCATAAATCCTGCTAACTCAGAACCTATATCTAACTCTTGTCCTGTTGAGGTAGGTGTGTCTGTAGCTGCTTGAAGTACTCTTTGGTAAGGTTTAATACTAGGAAGAAGAGCTTTAGCTAAATGTTGAAATCTAATTGCTGCTTTATCCCCTGCTGAAGTTTGATCTGTGTATAAAAGTCTACCATCATCTGTTCTTCCACCTCTTGCAACTAAATCGGTAGCGGCTTCTATCCAAATAGATTCTGATATGAATGGATTCATTAATTGTGAACCTGCTTCATTAACACCAGTCACAAATGATTCTAATAAACCTTGATCTGTCATTTGACCATCTTGAATATTATTTATTATTGTTCTTAAAGGTTTAGCGACAACATCGTAAGCATTACTACCACTAAAATCTATATATCTTAATTCTCCCTCATCATCTCTAACTGGAATTAAAGTAGAATTTTTTGACCAATCAGGTACAAATCTTCTTAATGCATCTAATTCATCTTGAGTTACATCATATAAAGCTTTTGCTCCTTCAGTTATTGCAATAGGTGCAGCTGTAGTAAAGGTAGCTAAACCCAATAATCTTTTCATTCCATCTCCATAAAAAGGATTATCATTTTTAACAAAAGCATTAGCTTCTATATCAAATACCATTGGAAGAATGTTACTTCCTTTAGTCTTACCTGAATGTTTTAATTGATTTATTCCTAACTCTGCAATGTTAGTTGTAGTTCTTATCATTTCAGATGGAAAAGACATAAAATTACCTATAGGTAATAACCTTGCTGTTTTAACAGCTGATCCAACGTAAGCATAATTAGGAACAGTATTTTTAACAATTTCTACAGCCATTCTTTTTAAAGATTCAGTTTGTTTAAATTCACTATATGTTTTGTTATAACCAGATTGCATTAAATCATCATATTTTTTAAGTAGTTGCTCTTCGGGAACAAATTTTAATATATCCTCAGGTACTTGCATTCCTGCTTTAGCATAACCTCTTTTTAATTTACCCATTTCAGTTATATAGCTAGCCACCTTAATAGTATCATCTTCCTGAATATATTTTCCTTGAGCAAACTGACCTACTTTTTTTAATTTTTTCATCATTGCCCCTAACACACCATCTACATTAGGTGATATTCCAAGAGTTTGGATTTGTTCAAACATACCTTTCATATCTCCTACTTGAATTTGTTGATTTACCAAACCAAATTCTTGTAGTTCTCTATAAGCTATTTGCATTTTTGGACTAGTGGAACCAAGTTTAGCTAAACCTGCAACATCTACACCTTCGCCAAATGCTTTAGTATAAAATTCAGGCTCAAATAAATTACCATTAGCTCCTGCAAAACCAAAAGCACTTAAAAAATTACGTATGTGTGTTGGTGCAGAAAATATTGTTTTAGACATTTGTGAAATACCTTTTGGAAATAATAATAAATTTCTATAAAACCAGCTAGCTGCAGCTTCCGCTCCTTCTTTACCTTCTCCTCTAACAAAACCTTGCAGCCAGGTATCAATACCATTAGCATTTCCAATTGCTTCTGCAATTTCTTTAGTAGTATATTTACCAGCAAGTGGATTAGTAATTTTACCTGCTCCAGGCATTTTTTTTACAATATCGTCTATCGAAACTATTTCAATTCCTGTATTTTTAAAATTGACAGCATTTTCTGCTGCTTCTTTGGTTCCCCAAAAAGTTCCTCTTTGACCTGCAGCTTGAAGTGAATCATTTTTAGCAGCCACATCTTTAAGATATGCTGCTGTTCTTGTAACAGAAGATAAACTGGTCATAGCATTATAAATAGAATATCTAGGATCTTTAATTTCTCCCATTAGTTCTCTAATAGCTGGTGGAGGAATATTACCAATTTTCATAGTCTCTTTTATAAATTCAGCTCCAGATTTACCTTCCATAGTTTTATTAACAAATTCTTTTAAAGCTAAAGGTGCTGGTTTTTTTCTTTTTGCACCTTCTTTAATAAATTTATCAACTATTTCCTGTGCTTCATAAGTGTATTTATTGCTAGCTATGTCAAATGTTTTATCACCATTTTCTTTAGCTATTTGTTCTCTAAAAAATCTAACTGCATTATCATTAGCTTCTTGAGTAGGTTTATATCTTTTCATAAATTTAAATAATCCAGTAGGTTCTTCAAACATTTTGTATGTTCCTCCCACCCAATTATTAACTCTTTTAGATAAAAGACCTTTTAATTCTGTTTGACCTTTAGAAAATGTCTTACCTTTAGGTGTCATTTTACCAACAAGAGATGTTTCCAACATACCCATTAATTCTACAAATTCAGTTCTAGCATTATTTAATCCTCCCACTATAGCTTGTCTTGACTCTTCTTTAACATTACCTTTTTTCATTAGTTCTAAAAGATCATCTATTTTTTTACGATCTATAACTTGTCCAAGATCCCCTTCAAAAAGAATGTCGTCTAACTGACTCATAAATTTTGTTTTTTCTTCTTTTAAACCTGCATCAAATGCAACTTTAAGATCTGGAAATATAGCGTCTACTTCTCTAGTAAGATTATCTACTATTTGTTTTGCTCTTCCTATATCTGTTGCTTTTAAAGAATCCAATAAACCTTGTGAATCAAATAAACCTTTAGTTAAATTTCCTTGAGGTACAAAAGGAGCTCTGACATATTTATCTAAAGCTCTAATAATTGCAGATTTACTATAAGCTGCGTCTTTACCTCTATTAGCTAATTCTTTAAGTCCTCTACCTGCACCGTAAACAAAAGGAGTTACTAATAACGATTCAGAACCAAATTTTAATCTATTTAATATTTTTCTCCCAGCTTCATCTCTTCCAGTAGTTTCTTCCCTATCTAATTTTGTAGGACCACCATCAAACATATCTCCAAAAGTACCAATACCTTCAACATCAGCCACCAACACTTCACCTGCTGCTCCGCCCATAACACCTGCTGCATATCTTGGAATTTTTAATTTTTTATTTAACTCACTTACTTTATTTAAAGCTTGTTTAAATTGTGGCGTTCCTAATTGAGCATAAGCTCCAGCACGTTTTGCTTTTAAAGCTTTAGCAGTTAATTTTCTTGCTGCTTTGGCAGCTACTTTAAGACCAATGGTTCCTGGTACACCTATTTGCATTATAGCTTCTGTAAGTTTACCTATACCTCTTTCTTCAGCGACTTCTTCAAAGGGATTTAATCTATCAAAAAATTGTTCGACACCTGCTGCTGTATTACTTCCAGCACCTAGATCAATTAACTCTGCTCCAAGGGATACTACTCCTTCAGGTATTTTTATAATACCAGATATAATACCTGCAGCTGCTGCAGTGTACCAAGACGTTTCACTATCTTGTTCTGCTGAGTTTAAGGGTACAAATTGTTCCGCCATTTAAACTCCTAAGGGTTAATTTCTTTAATATTTTCTAATGTTGATTGATTTTCGTAATATTTTTTTCTATCATCTTCTTCTTTTTGTTTTACAGATTTGTTTACACCATCTATAATTTTTTGTTGGTAATCATTTAATACAACTCCGTCAGAGGATCTCTCTTCTTTTACAAAGTTATTGGGGTCTATAATCTCAAAACCAAAACTACCGTCTGTATTTTTTCTAATTCTTTTAGTTGTTCCATCTGTTATATCAAAGAAAACTTTACCTATGTTTTTCTTTTTCTTACCTTTTATTATAGCTTCAATACTTCCATGCTTTTCACCACCAATTAAACCTGCACTGTCTGACCCAAATAATTCTAGTAATTTAGCTTCTGTTTTATTATTTTCATAGTCTGCTCTGTTGGATGCTTTAACATCACTTCCACCATAAAATTCTAAATAGTTATCTGAAGTACGTAATTTAGATTGTTCTAATGTTTTATCAAACATTTTTGTATCAAAGTCTTCTTTACGTGTAATTTTTTCTAATTCAAAAATTCTACCATTTGCAATTAATTCTTTTTCATAAGTTCTTTTTTCTGAATCCTTCATATCTTGATATTTTCTAGCTTCACCTAAAAGTCTATCGTCATATACTCGTTTTTCATCTAAATTTAATTTGTCATAATCTCTTTTATCTATTAGTAATTTTTTTTCATAGTCTCTTGAGTCACCAATTAAATATTTTTTCCATTCTCTATCATCAAGTTTAGTGGCGTTTAAAAATTCTCTCTCATCTTTTATCAACATACCTTTCCAATCTCTATCATCAGTTTTTATTAATCTATCAAAACGTCTTTGATCGGCTTGTGTATTTAATTGAAATTGTCTGTCTTCAAATTTATTTTTATCGGCTATACCCATTTTAGTTGCAGCTAATTTTAAATCTCTATTATAAGATGCTTTTTTACCTTGTTGTTCTATCAAAGCTGCATTAGGTTTTTCTAATCTTGATATAGCATCACCAAAAGATGTTGCTTTAGCTATTTGAGGTCCAGCCATTAATAAATAAGAAGTTAATGGATCCATTCCTCCATACTCTCCAGCTCCTGCTTGTAATTGTGCAGTATATTCTTCTACCGATGTAGGAGTTCCTGCATTAGCTGTGCTTTTAAAAGACTCAGCATTGAAAGCATCATTAAAATTATTATTTGATGTATTTTGTACGTTTGAGTTAGTATCTATTTTTGAAAATTGATTAGTGTCTCCCACGAAAGGATCTTCAGCATGCATAGATCTATCTACAATACCAGTCATGATCCCTGAACCAACGTTCCCACCTTTTCTGAACATAGGTCTTTTAAATATTCTACTCATGTTATCCTGTAGATTTTGAAGGATTAAATGCTCTGTATATTCCTGCCAGTGTAGTACCTGTACCTAATAAATTAGCCATAGGACTTGCATTAGGAGTTACTTCTTGAACTGTTTTCCCAGGGTATCCGGCGATTAGACTTGTAACACCTGAACCATATTGTTGGGCTGCTGTTAAACCTTGATTTAAGTTTTGTGTAGCTAACTGTTGTTGTGCACTTAATTCTGCTTGTCTTTGTGTTTGAAGACCTGAACCTAAAGTTTGTAGACCAGCAACTTGTTGACCTAGTAAATTAGGAACTTGAGTAGCCATAGAAGATTGTTGATTATATTGATTCTGAGCTAAATTTTGTGCTTGATTAAATCCTTGTCCTAATAGTTGAGCTTGTAAAGACGCTCTACCTAAATCCGATTGTGATTGGTATTCTGCTTCTTGAACACCTTGTCTTGCTCCACCAAATGCTCCTGCAGTATATGCATTATCTGCAAATGCCCCTAAGCCTTTTTGTGCTTGTTGATCATATCCCTGTAAAGTTTGGTTAATTATTTCTTGTTGATAAGGAGACATATAAGGTTGATAACCTTGAGGTCCCGTTGCTGCTTGTGCTGCATTTAAGAAAGGTTGATATGAACCAATACCTTGAGTAGCTTGTTGGACTGCAGTCGCTTGTAAAGGATCTTGTCCTGCTACAAACTGTGAACCGTAAACTTTTGAAAGGTCCGCTGCTTTATAATCACCTACTGCTGTAGTTAAATCATCTAAATAAGTTTTTCCACCAGCTTCAATATACTCTGCTGGTAATACTCTTGTTTCGTTTATAGCCATTATACTCTTCCTCCTCTTTCAAGCATTTTCATATTATCATACATAAGTTGTGCGCCACGATTTACGTCTCCACCACCCATTCCTCTAACAGCGTCTGCTGTCATTACAAATTCGTTATTAGACAACATTGCTGGAACATCATCTTCTTTTTCTTTTACACCAACTGGAGGAATAAATCCACCACTATCTCTTAAATCTAATTCTTTAACACCAGCGTCATTAGTTCTTTGAGGTAAACCCATGATCCCTGAGGCTTGGTCCACGATCTCATTACCACCATAAGCATAGCCTATTCTACCACCATTAGCTTTTCTAGGAAAATATTGATCAGCAAATGATTTTATATCCATTCCTGTACCTTTTTGACCACCAGCTTCAATATACATTTTAGCTACCATAGCCTGGTAATTTGTATTCCCACCTAAATTAAAACCAATTCTACCACCATTAGCAGCTTTAGTTTTAGGTGTTAATTTTACTTTTATTACCCAGTCTGCTTTTGCAGATGCGGCCCCATAATCTAAACCTTCTAAATCCATAAGTGAATCAATTAATTTATTTCTATAAGCTGAACTAGAATAATCTTCTCCAGCCATAGCACCTTCAATGCCTGTACCTTCCCCATATCTTATTCTACCACCATTAGCATAACCTTGTTTCATAGCTTCTTTGACTGCTTCACCAAATTCATAACCTTCATTATCCATTAAGTCTATTACAATCTTACGCATTTCTGCAACTTTTTGAGGATCTTCAGTACCTTCATTAAAACCTATTCTACCACCATTGGCTTTTGTTTCTCTATCTTCAGATAATCTTAACATAAATTCTTTTTCAGAAATTCCTGATTCCATTAATGCTTTTTTAAAATCTTGCATTAAATATATTTTAGTGTCTTCACTAACACCACCCATTGATTTTTCATAAGTGTAATATTTTTTAAGTAAATCTGCTACAGGTTTATTTATAGTAATAGCTTGTCCGGATTCAGCACTTCCAGGATTTTCTGTTCCATCATTATAACCCATTCTGCCTCCATAGGCTGCCATATTTCTCCTATTTTCTATTCCTTGTCTTCTCTTATCTTCTTTATAATTTTTTTGTTCTTCCATAAGTCTTTGATTATATTCAAACTCCGCTTTTCCTTTTTTCCAATTTTCAAAATCAGTACCATTATTATAACCTACTCTACCACCCACAGCATACTCAGAAGTATTTGTTCTTACAAAATTATTTACTTCATCTTGTGTAGCGTTCTTATTTAAATTTGAATAGTATTGTGCTAAATATTGTTTTAAGGCTTCAGGATTACCTTTTAATTCTTCCACTTGTTGATCTTCCATACCTCCAAAAGCTCCTCCAAGGCCTAAACCAATTCCTGCTGAAAGCATTTTATTGGCCCCTATAAAATTTTTAGCTTTGCCAAACATACCCATTATTCCTGAACCACTAGAAGCTCCAGACATACCCATTTTACTAAAAATAGAGCCTAATCCACTTCCACCCATAAGAGCATTAGCACCAAAACCTAATATAGCTGCTTTACCTACAGGAGAGCTTACAAAACTTTTAACTCCTTTACCTATAGATTTAACTATACTTCCTAGTCCGTAAAGTTGTCTGGGGTCTTGCATTCTTGAAATTGGCATAAGTTATTGTATATAATATTTGACTTTTTTACAAGTCTGTTGAGCTAGCATTTAAAGAAGGCATTTTTGCCACCTTAATTTTAACAGATCTTATCACATGTTCTCTTAAAGTGGTAGTATTTTCATTACTTATATCTGCCTCAGCTTCTTCATCAGAATTATATTCTAAATTAGTCACTAAATTTCTTAAAACTACCTCTGTTTCACATTTAACCACAGGTACTTTTTTACCATTTATGATCTTATATTCTAAAGTTCCTTCTTCCGTAAACGCCATTATATCTCCTATTCTCTGTTAATTTCTAGTATTGAAAGTATTACATGTAATCTATTAGCATCCGCTGCTGTTACTTGTATTACCTCATTTTCTTGCATTATTAATGGTTCTAATATTAATTGTTCTGTAGCATCTGCAGCTACAGTTTTTGTATTATACAAACTAAAGCTATCTGCAGTAGCAGGATTACCATTAAATAATTTTATAGTAATGGTACTACCACTACCTGAATCATCTGAAATATATAAAGATTTTAATATTGCTCTTGAGTTTTCAGGACACGTATATAAAGTAACTGCGGTAGCAACAGTTAAATCTAATTTTGCATTTTTATATATATTAGCCATTAAACCATGTAAACCTTTCTTGATCTTGTTTTTGTTCGTTTAAAAAAGTTGAATTTAATTGTTCTACTATTAAACCAATAGCCCTATTAATTTGTTTTTGATTAGAAATTTCATATTCCTCTTTAGGTTCAGGTATTCTTACTAGTATTTTAGCCATGTTTCCCTACCAAATAACAAATCGGTTCTAATATTTTTCTATATATCCTACCTAATAAATGAGTCTTACCTCTTGATTCTTGTCTAATATCTATAGTTCTATGTATAGCAATATGTTCTAATATTTTTTTTAATGCTTTATTTTTTTTAGATAATTTAATTAAAGGTAAAAATATTTTATGGTATCCTATTTGATATTTAGGGTCCATGTCTTTAGAATGTTTTAACCAAATTTTATTTCTAAATGATCCAAAACCATAAGATTCATTCATCATAGTACAAACTATTTTTCCTCCGCCTCCATTATTATTACCTCCACCACTGCCTGGTCTAGCTTGAGGTGTTTCAAATTCATTTCCCCAATCACTAAAATCTTCATTAACACCTGTATTACTAGGTGTATCTTGATAGCCATCATCGCTACCCCCATAAGGATTATTTACAAATCCATCATCACTAGATCCTGAGGGATTATTTACAAATCCATCATTACTACTTCCATAAGGATTATTTACAAATCCATCATCTGCCATTCCATAAGGATTATTTACAAATCCATCATTACTACTTCCATAAGGATTATTTACAAATCCATCATTACTACTTCCATAAGGATTATTTACAAATCCATCATTACTACTTCCATAAGGATTATTTAC